TCTCTTTGTTCTTAGTTCGGATAACAAAGTCAACAAAGTAGCGATGCTTCTTACCATCGATCGGGGAGCGATATCCTATCGGAAACGGTTCTGATGCCCACCAAAGTATATCTGGATTCTTATCAAAATATGACATACAATTCAGCTCCCAACTCGAGCGATAAATAATATCTGATGAGTCTCCTTTATATTTCTCAGGAAACTTACATTGATATTTACCTTTATAAAATTGAGCCATAGGTTGCTTATAAATAGAAACGTCAACGCATATTTATACACAGGCTCTTTCGATGAAAATAAACCTGAAACAAGTAACATCCGGAATCAAATCTACTGTCGCTCAAGCGACTGGTAAGTTGGAGAATATAGCAGGAGCAGCTGGGCAAGGCGCATTCTCAATATCCGCTGGGGATAATGGTGTTTCTATTAATGCCAACTTCAATTCTCTTTTAGAGAAAACTAAAGTGGGAAATCTTATAAACTCACCATTAGCTGATTTATTTGATAATAATAAAGTAAAAGAACCATTACAATTTCCAAACGATTTAACAGATGAACATTATATGATTTTCACTGTTAAGAACCGTATCCGCCAAAGTAGAACTGATGCTGCTCAAGATTTATCTATTAGAAATATCGTGCTTCCGATACCGAGCAATCTGCAAACAACATATGGTGCGCAGTATGAGAATGCTGACTTGGGCGCTTTGGGTGCTGCTGCAGCTGGTAGGATTTCTTCTGATCAGTTGAGTGCTGCTGGCAATGACTTGGGCGAGCTGATTAATTCAAAAATAAGTTCTTCTGTTGGTGCGTTCAAATCTGGAGATACGGATGCGCAGGTTCAAGCTGGTGCTCCAATAGCTGCAGCTGCAGCAACTTCCGTGGCGGGAAAACTTGGTGGCGGTGCTGGTGCAGCTTTGGGTGGTGCGTTTACTGGTGCGTCATTAGTTCAAGGGACTTTAGTTGACGAAGGGTTGGCTATTAACCCCCATATGGCTGTTCTATTCAAAGGCGTTGATATGCGTGAGCATAGTTTCAGTTATAAGTTTATAGCTAGAAACCAACAAGAATCTGAAGCGATACAAGGAATAATAAGCGCATACAAATACCATATGCATCCAGAATATGCAGCAGGTTCTCTTGCGTTCAAATACCCAGACGAGTTTGAAATATCATTCGCTGATGCCATCGCAGGGAATTTGTATAAGATAGGAACTTGTGTGTTGAAGTCAATGACTGTCAATTATAACGGAGAAGGAATACCGCTATTCTTTGATCAAACAGGTGCACCTGTTTCAGTTGAAATACAATTGGCATTCCAAGAAACTAAAATTATTACACGTGGCGATTTAGATTCTGGTCTACCGCAACCTGTTAATTCTAAACCAGAGGGATCGTAGTAATGTCTAATTATTTCTCATACTTTCCGACAACTGACCACGATCTAACTAATATTGGACAGAAAGTAAAATTAACAAACATTATGAGAAGGTTCAAAGTTCAGAGCGAACTGAGCGATATCTCTAGTGTTTATTATGAATATGACATTCAAGATGGCGACAGACCTGATACTGTTGCTGAAAAATATTATGGAGATTCAAAATACGCATGGTTGGTATTGCATTTCTCAAACATAAAAGACGTACACTTCGATTGGCCAATGTCTACGTTTGATTTTGAAGAATTCATTAAAGGTAAGTATGGTTCTATCGAAGCTGCGCAAGCTGAAACGCAAGAGTATAGAATATATCTTTCTAAGGTTAAGGATGGCGTCAAAGTTCCAGCTGAATCTGAGGTTTTATTTGACGGAACATCGCTTTTAGAAAGGGTTGTTGTTGTTGACGAAAAGACATACAACAGAACTGCTTCAGATTATCAGAAAGAAGTGGTAAGCAAATATGATTATGAAGTTGAATTGAATGAAGAAAGACGTTCTATAAGATTACTAGATAAAAGATATCTATCTCAAGTCAGAGATGAGGTCGAAGATATCCTGAGGAATGGCGTTTAATGTCGGAGTCTATTGGCGGGTATAAGCACGCAGGCGATGTTGATGTTCGAACATTTAAACTCATAACTGCAGTTGGTCAGGTCATAGACCTAGAATCAATCACAGTTGAGTTTAGCATCTATCAAAGTTTGTTTGAGCATTACCTTCAATGCGACCTTGTATTGAACGACTCTCTCGGATTGATTAATACATTAAATCCGTTGAAAGACGGAGTGACTCAAGGTGGTTTTTCTGGCGGTGACCTTTTGGTGGTATCATATAGATCTAATGACGAATCCCTGCCCTATAAATCTCACGTGTTCGCCCTATACGAAATGACTGATAGGAAGCGCCTAGAAGAAAACAGCGAAGCGTATTTTTTCTCAGGAATTAGCATTGAGGCATATGGCGCAACCACTCAAAAGATATCTAGGTCTTATGGCGGATCGGGCGGGAACGACATCTCGTCAATGGTTAAAAGTATAACAGAAGAATTTATATACAGCAACTCAATCAAAGATCTACATAGCAGTATCAGGCAAGCTACAAAGTTCAGAATACAAAAAGAAAATGATTTCGAAAAGACTATCGGTAAGCATAAGTATGTAATACCAAACTTATCGGTTGATGATACTATTGATTTTTTGTGTAAGGAAGCTGACAATGATGATCACATCCCATACTATTTGTTCTACGAGAATAGTAAGGGATTCAACTTTAAAAACTTGGGGACATTAGTCAACCAAGAGCCGAAGCAAACTTATTCTTACATATCATCAAACTTTGGCGATTCATATAAAGATAAGAAGAGCATTGAATATACTGAAGCAACCAATATACGTTCTTTTGATGTTTTGAAGCAGGGCGACTTTCTAGAAAACCTAGAGTCTGGTCTGTTTCAGTCTAGAACTATACACATCGATGTTCTCAGAAAGAATAAAAGAGAAGTCGTCTATAAGTATGATGATTACTTTTCAAAGTTTAAGAAATTACAAAACCTTAAGATAGCTGGCGGTGAAACAAAAGGTGACCCAGTCGTTCGTATGTTCACATCTAGGTTTGGTCATGATAGTGATGCATTATTTTCTGGAGAATCACCCAACCCGAAAAGATACACTGAACATATAGGGCAGTCCGAAGCGTATCTCTCGCACACATTTAATACTCAACTCGAGGTTGTTGTCCCTGGAGATAGTGAGTTAGATGTTGGGGATGTTATTGTGTTAAATATTCCACCAGCGACTAACGTATTAGACCAAGTGAACGTGGGAGATAAATACTTGAGCGGTAAGTATTTAGTAACTAAAATAAGAAATAAGTTTCTTGATGGTTCAGAATCGATGTCAACAATTCTAGAATGCGTTAAGGATACAGGTACAAAACAATAGGAGAAATGATATGCCAATTCCAGGCTCAAGTAGAAGTAAATTTTTATCAGAAGTGGCAAACTCTGATCAACCAGAGTTCTTACAAGAGATTAAAGAACCATCTCATGAAGAAGAAGAATTGGTTGAAGAGAAGCCAAAGAAAAAAAGAAAGTCTCGTAAAAAGAAATCATAAATGAGAGAGTTTGTCGGCAAGGGCAACTTCACTTGGTTTTTTGGTGTAGTTGAAGATCGGAATGACCCATCACAACTGGGTCGTGTGCGTGTACGTGCATACGGTTATCACACTGACGACAAAGACAAAATACCGACAGACTCTTTACCATGGGCTATACCTTTGGGTGGGGTTGATTCTGCTTCGATTAGCGGTATCGGCAAATCGCCAACTGGTATGGTAGAAGGGACATGGGTTGTTGGTTTCTTTTTAGATGGGGATAGGGCGCAAGAACCTGCCGTAGTTGGCACTCTTACTGGCGCTCCATCCCAGTCTGCGGAAACAACGCTTGGGTTTAACGACCCGAATGGCGTTTACCCGAAATACACTGACGAGTCGGATGTAAATAAAAAGGCAAGAGGCGTTGCCGATGACACGGAAGAAGATGCTGGCAAGATAAGCATACCGCCATCAACATATGCTCCCGTCTATCCGATGAATCATGTGATGGAAACTGAGTCTGGTCACTATAAAGAATATGATGATACAGAGGGCGCAGAAAGAATTAAGGAGTTACACAGAAGCGGTACGATGTATGAGTTGTACCCTGATGGCGATAAGGTAACTCGAGTTGTTAAAGATAATTATACGCTCGTAGCCAGTAATGATAACTTGCACGTTAAAGGTAATGTTACAATATTTGTAGACGGAAATACCAATGTCACAGTTAATGGCGACACTAACCTTACAGTTGATGGTACGACTACGGTTGAGACCCCAACCACCAACTGGACAGGTAATATAAATCTAACTGGTGATCTTGATATCACTGGTACATCTACAGCATCTGGCGATCATGTTTCGGCAGGAATATCGGGTAAGGGGCATACTCATAAAATATCAGGAGGTTCTTCTGCTGGTAACACAAAGAAGCCCAATTAAACGTAAAAAGAGTTAGAAGTAAAGCTGATATTGTTGGTATAGAATCGTTCTAGAAGTTATAAATAGAAACTAGTATTACTTAAAGCGGTACAATATTTATTATACCTGATTGGTTGCAAAAGTCAAGGATTATTTTATGTCTCACGATAGTTTAGTTAATTTATTTGAAACGTATGTTCAAGAAAACGAAAAGTTTGCCGCAGGCAATAAGTCAGCTGGTACCAGAGCGAGAAAGGCTCTAGCCGAGATAAGCAAGCACTGTAAAGATCGAAGAAAAGAAATTCAAGAATCTAAGAATTCAAAGTAGGGTATAAATGGCCACAACTGGTGCGAAAACAAAAAAGAAAGAAATATACAGTGACGTCGATCTAGGATTCTTTGCTCATCCGATCACTGGGAATGTTTCGCGAAAGGTAAACCGTGATGCTGTAAAGCAGTCGGTCAAGTCGCTCATACTTACAGATTATTACGACAGACCATTTAAACCAAACATTGGTTGCGGTATCCGCTACTATTTGTTTGAATTATTTACGCCAGCCGTAAAGCAACAGATGGAAAGTGCTATTAGGGAAACTGTAGCGAACCACGAACCAAGAGCTGATATTGTAAGTGTTTTGGTTGAAGAAAAGCAAGATATGCACGCACTTGTAGTTTCAGTGGCGTTCATGATATTAAACGATCCGAACCCAGTGGTTCTGGATGTAATCTTAGAAAGAGTTAGGTAAATGTCAGCAAATACATACTTACAAGTTTCAGAACTAGATTTTGACGATATAAGGTCAAACCTAAAAACATATTTGTCTTCACAATCATCACTAAAGGATTATGACTTTGAAGGTTCTGTTATGTCAACCCTTTTAGATGTATTGTCATATAACACTCATTATAATGCATACTATTTAAATATGGTTGCTAATGAGATGTTCTTAGACACAGCTCAGCAAAGAGACTCTGTTGTGTCAAGGGCGAAGGAGCTGGGATATACTCCAGTTTCATCTATTGGCGCTACTGCTGAAGTTAATATTAATTTTTCAGGCATTCCTGCTGGGGTGGCTCAGGTAATTATCCCGAAGAACTCAAAGTTTACTTCTACTGTTGATGACGTGACGTACACTTTTGTGACACCTAAAGCCGAAAGGGTTGATGCCGATATATCGGGCGCATTCAGTAAAACAATATCAATTAAGGAAGGCGAACCACTTTCTCATAGTTGGACCGCAAGCGCATCTAACCCTGTTCGGTACATTATTCCAAATGCTGGAGTAGACACCAGTAGCATCACAGTAAGGGTTCAAGAATCAGCAGCTGATGCTACCACTACCGAGTTCAAATTAGCATCTAATATAACTCAGGTGTTTTCAACTTCTGCTATATTCTTTATCGAGGAATCTGCAGATAGGAAATATGAAATTATATTTGGGTCAGGTTCTTTGGGTAAATCTATTAAAGCTGGTAATATCATCACTGTTGACTATCTTGTCAATAATGCAGAAGCAACTAATGGCGCTTCTACGTTTAGCGTAGACTCAATAGACCTTGGTTTAAATTATGATAGCGCAACAATAACATCGGTTGCAACTAAAGCCAATGGCGGTAGACAGCAAGAAAGTGTGGATTCAATAAAATTCTCAGCGCCAAGAAATTTCCAGACTCAGAACAGGGCGGTTGTTGCTGGAGATTATGAACAGATATTGTTGAGCGAGAATGCTGACTTACAGTCTGTAGTTGCCTTTGGTGGAGAACAAGCATCGCCACCGCAAAACGGAAAGGTCTTAATTGCCGCCAAGCCATTTAACGAGAAGTTCTTGACTACTAACCGTAAAGCTGCGTTGAAGTTGTCGATATCAGACAGGACACCTCTCGCTGTGGATCCAGTTATCGTTGATGGTGATTATACATACCTAATCCCAAGAGTTGATACATATTATGATCTAACTAAATCATCATTAACGCAAGCTGCAGTAGAAGCCGACATAAGAAGCCAAATTGAACAGTATGCAGAAAACAATCTTCAGAGGTTTGGTAATAAGTTTAGATACTCTAGGTTTGTACGAACTCTAGATAACGCTGCTGGTGGATATGTTCTAAATAATGATGCTAAGATAAGAATGCAAAAAAGAATAACTCCAAACACGGAATCGGTCACTTCCGTCGAAATCCTATTCAATAACGCAATAAGAAAATCTACACTATCATCTTCTCAGTTTACATACAGTGGATTTACAGCTAACCTTGACGATGATGGTTTGGGGGTTGTAAGGATATTCAGATATACTGATGAAAATAAGATTATTATTGTCGATTCCTCAGCTGGCACGATAGACTATACTAGCGGTCGAATCTTCTTACCCAACTTTGCGCTGACGGCATACGCTGACTTAGAACTGAAGGTAACAGTTACTCCTGAGAATCTGGACGTCATCCCAGTTAGGGAGCAAGTTTTATTGATGGAACCTACAGACGCAATCGTTAATGTAATTGGTGAGCAAACCTAATGATAAAGGCAAAACTGTCAAGCCTCGTAAAGAATCAATTCCCCGACTTCTATCAAGAAGAGGGTCAGAATTTCCTTGCGTTTATCGAGGCATATTATGAGTATCTAGAACAAAACGGAAAACTCACAGACGCCATACAAAACCTTGAAGACTATAAAGATATAAACACAACCCTTGATGAGTATCTTGATTATTTCCAAGATACTCTTCTGCCATCAGTTCCTCATGACGTTCTTGGCGATAAGCGATTGATGGCTAAGTATGTTAAGAACTTCAATATAGCAAGGGGAACGGAAGCATCTTATAGGTTATTGTTTAGATCAATTTATAATGAAGACATTGAGGTAAACTATCCATCTGAGCAGATGTTAAAGATATCTGATGGCGACTGGAGGTTAGACAGGTATCTTGTAACAAATTATGATACTCGTGCGTATGGGTTGATCGGTAGAACTATACAGGGTAGATTTTCTGGAGCACGTGCGCTTGTTGAGGATGTCGTTGGGCGAGTTGTTCGCAACCGTGATGTTATGCAGATTTTAATTTCTAATGTTGTTGGTAAATTTGAACAAAACGAACCGATTAAATTAGATGGCGAAGAGCTGACTGCGAATACATATTCACCAAAGGTTGAAGTTGGTATAACTTCTTTAGATATTATTAACGCAGGTGCCCAATATCAGACTGGCGATGTTGTAGAACTTCTTTCTGATAAAACTGGAGATCTCGGTAAAGTTGTTGTAACTGGCACGGTTGATCTGGGTGGTGCGATAACATTTGATTTGAAAGATGGCGGATCGGGGTATACAAGTTCAGCAAATGGACCCGATCAGGGCGAAACTCAAGTATTGATAACAGGCGGTGATGGACAAACGCCTGCCAGCTTCACTGTAGATCTACCTGATATTGGTGATAGATTTGCCATCTACATGAACACAGACCTTATCGGCAAACCAACAATATTTGGCGAGGAAGCGCCTAATGTAAATTATCCAGAAACAGTGTATAAAGATGCTAATACTGGTCTAATGAATACCTTTGCCAATACTTTATTGAGTTCACCCAATTATGGTTTCCAAGAACAAAATGAAACTGAAACGAATCAGGATTTCTTTACTAACGCCAACGCTGTTATTGTTGTTGCGAACACAAAGCTAATACCATTAAATTCTAGTTTGTACGGCTCATCAACTGGCGCTAACGCCCATGTTACCAGTATTCTGGTTGGTACTGACGGTGCTGCTGTATTGAAAGTAAATACCTATAAGAATTTTGATACAAATGATACAATCCATCTTGGGTTCAGCACTAGTGATGAATCTGTCGGTACTGTAACGTCATTCAGTTCTAATGCTGTTGGTCGTCATATTTTGGATATCGGTGTTACTGATGGGGTTACTATTAGCGAGGGTGATGAGTTTGTATCAGTAAATTCTAACGAAGCTGGCAATTATAGTTTTGGTGTTGTGAAGAAAATTATCTCACAAGACACTGACGCATATACGCACGACCCAGATGGAACTGCTGAAGTTCGAGATCTATATTCTGTTTTAATCTCAGCTAATAGTACATCGCAACTAACTAATCAGTTCGATATTGGACCGATTGTTCCATTTAGAGAAGAAGATGGAATCAAAGTGGTGGGTAGTTCTACAGTCATCGCTAATGTAGCAACCGCTGCATATACTTCAAATACCAATGTTGAAAATATACATATGGCTATCGGCGACTGTATTATTTTTAAAGAAACTACGTTCGGTACAGTCGAGAACCTTTCTAATAGAGTTGGCGGTTCAGGATTTAGTGTAGCTCCTGGCGTTAAATTAATAGAACCAAATATATCAACGTTGGGTATCGGTGAGCAATATGTTACCTTAGAGACTGATTCCGACTTAACAGCTACTACAGATTCAAACGATAAGTTGTTGCAAGGTCCAGCTAGTGGCGACTTGAAGCATGTTGCCGATTCCGTACAACAACCAGATGGCAAGTGGCATACTGTTGTTAGGTGTTGGCAGCAGTTCCTACAAAGAGATCCTGGAAATATCTACTTTGCCAATAATGCGAATGCAACATTAGAGCATTATGGAAGCGAATATATCCCAGGAACTATTGATTCTAGGACAGCCGATTCATCCGAAACTGTTAAGATAGTCAAGATTATAGACGAGGGTGTATTGGGTAAGAACGCTATTGTTGAA